GCACCGCACTTCGGCTGGCAGCATCGAAACCCAGCGACGGGGTGTAGGTGGCCACCTGCCGCTCAGCGCGCGCCTCCTTCAGCAGCCGGGCGTACGCCTCCAGGAAGGCCGGGCGGGCCGCGATCTTGTCGCCGGCCTCGACCAGCGGCCGCGCAACGTTCCATGCCTGCTGCGTGATCGTGGTCCACACCACCGTCGCGCGCTCGTCAGCCGCCTGGATGGCCACCGCCCATGCCTCGTTGGGCGCAGGGTGGCCGTCGTCGATCCGCTCCAGAACCGCAGCCAGCGACAGCCGGCCCTTCAGTTCCCGGCGGCAGCTGGCCAGCGCCTTCTCCAGTACCGGCAGTGCGTAGCAGTCCAGGTCGTGAACCATGAAGGCGGCGGCGGTCGGGCGCAGCTGGTCACCGATCACCTCGGCGGTGACTACCAGCAGCTCAACCAATCGGTCCTGCTCGTGATCAGCCAGCATTGGCCATCCTCCCCTTGCGCAGCAGCAACTTGGCTTCCTCGGCGGCGCTGAGGTTGGACTGGGTCTGGTCCGTGTGCTGGGCGCTGGTCGTCGTGACCTGCCGGCCAGTGGCCCACTGCGTGCGGTATGCCTCGGCGCCTGCCAGCAGCACGCCCAGGTCGTGCATCCGCTT